AGGCTCACTTGTACCAATCCTAGAAATAGAGCTAACTTCACGAGACATGATGGACCCTTAGCTATAAAACACTGTAATCGCTGTAATGTTTGTGATGGTGCTTACATAGATGTCGGAAACTCGAATGCCTTCATCTGGAATGTTGACCGAGTGTGTTGCACTTTGCACAAAATCTAGGTCTAAAACTGTGGAACCCCCATTACCATCTGTAACGGTAAGTCTTGGAGTTCCAGCGGCGCTTAGTACTTGAATTTGGCGAATGCGAGCCGGTCCTACAGAAGCAGAACCGGTCCCGGTCAGACGTTTTGCTTTTACGTCTGAATTAGCCATATGTTACCCCTTTAAGATTAGGCGTCAGCAAATGGAGTAGCAAGAGTACCGGAACCTAACAGAGTTCCTGTCACAAGATACTCGTCCGCCGCAATAGCGGTTACTTCCACATAAGAACCTGCGATACCACCAGTAGTGGTGCCGTTCATAGAAATTACGTCGTTATCTGCCGCTGGAGCAAAACCACGAGCTTGTGACGTTGCCGCCGCCGCTAGTACAAGATTACCTACAAACTTATCCGTGCCATCTGTCTTGATATCAAGATCCGACGCCGTAGTACCAATAAAGAAGGTGTACTTAGCGCCAATAGTGTCTGTGCTGGCAGAAGGTAGCGTTACCGCGCCATCTGCATCATTGACTTCAATGATACGACCTACGTGGTCAGCATATGTGAGTGTGGTTTCCGCAGTAATGTTTACAACTGCATTTGATCCTACGGCTGTAAAACCGCGCTCAGACCGGACTGGTCCTGAAAAAGTAGTTTGACCCATGTCAATCTCCTGTCTTGGGTTGTGTCAGCTTCAGTATAAAGCTGTCAGGAGATTTGAGTATGCCTTAAAAAAGAAAGGGCGGCAATCGCCGCCCTTTGTTGCACTAAGTGCTATTAGGCTCCGGGTGAACCGAAGACAGAACGCCAGTCGGATACACCGAAAGAATAACGCTCTCTAGCCTTAAAGCGCATGTTGCCTGTATCGAAGTCACCTTCCATAGCAGTTTTCAGAGGAGTTCGTTGGAACATCTTGAAGCCGTTAGGTGCGTCAGTCTTAATGAAGAACGCATCTGTGTCAGTCAAGAAGTGGTTCACAACTGCTCCGTCTGGAAGCATTCCCATACTCTTCATAGCGTTCAAATCATTGTCCGCTGTTCCTGAACGCAGGTTTGAGTTAATAACTCGCTCTGCGATGAACTGAAGTTCCTTAGGAATGATGAGCTTCATGCCACGTACAGCAATTTTAAGGCCACGCTCATCAGTAAGACCTGCGATATCAATCATCATCTGCTCAAGCGAAGTCTCGTTGAGATCCGCCGCAGTTGATAGCTGGTTACGCTGGTTACCAGTGAGTGAAGGGTGCGAAGATGAGCAAAGTGCCGCACCGTCACCGATAGGTGAGCTAGTGCTAAACGCGTTGTTCAAAATTGCCGCCGCCTTGATTTGCTTTGTCTGAGACATTGAGCGTGCAAGTGCACGGGTGTAACGAGAAGCAAGACGATCATAAAGATTATCTTCGATTGCTTCCTCAGTAATAGAGAACGCAAGCGCGATAGTCTCATGGCTGTAGCGTGCGGTGTATGTCTCTTGAGCGTCGTCAAAAGAAATAGAACCACCTTCACTCTTGACAGGTGCAGTGCCAAAGCCTGAAAGCATTACTTCTTCTTCGAATGCACGATCTGAAGATTCTTCATCGAAGATCTCAGCGTGCTCCTGATCATAGCGATCGTACTCCATGCCAAAAAGGGCGTTCAAACCCGGCTCGAGTTCTTTCGCTAACTGGGCGCGAGAAATAGCCATTGTTAGACCCCCTTAAATGCCAGTTGAGTCGGCAGTCGTCTGTGAATCAAATCGACGAGTACCGGAGTTGAAGTGCGCATTAATGCGAACAAGGAGGTGTGCTCCAGCAGAGCCATAGTCATTGTTTGCATCATCGTCAACTAGACCAACAATGCGGAGAGGCAAAGTTGCTGTAGTTGCGATAGAGCTTACGCTCAATTGCGAGTTAGATTTGCCTGTATCAGTTGAGCCAGTACGGGCAGAAGTACCAAGACTTGCGTTAGCGAAAACGCCAGCAAGTGCTGTAGCACGATCTGTCAGAGTGGCATCAGCCGCAACCACGAACAATTGATCGGGGTTGTCAGCTACCAGAGCTTTTACAGGGTGGTTAGTGTCAACACTGACACTGCCTGATCCGGGCCAGTAGTTAATAAACACAGGCTTTTTGGAGACAGAGTCTACGTATTCAACACCTACGAGAACACCAAGAGCGGCAGTAGTACCGCCAGCGGTGTCGCCAGCTTGGTCAATTACGCCTGCGGCAAGTGGAATAACGAGAGCCCCATTATAAATTGCATTAGTGTTGTTACTAGCAATTTCATATTGAGTCAAACCAGTACTGTTAGTACCGCTTCCAACTAGACCTACAGGACGAAGACCGAACGAAGTTTCAGCGTTTGCCATAACTTAATTCCTTCTTGTCGGGGCGGTCTTATTTATTTGGACCGCCAAAAGTTACACGAGATTGACGTTCGGGTTTACCGATCGTCATGGTTGGATGCGCATTTTCTCGCATCATATCTTGTTCCACAGCTTGAATTTGATCCGCGTTACGTTGAGAAAAATACTCTGCGCGTTCTTCCACTGTTTCAATAGGTATGCGTGCGAGGACAAGACCCCCTACGCCAAACACACCTTCAAACTTACCTGAATCAATTACCGGGGCTTCAAAATCTGGATACTCGTCTTGACGAACAAGTTCATACCCTTCTCGAAGTCGAGCAGAAATGTTTTTGCGGTCATCAAAACCGCGTACTTCTGCGCGAATCCAACGATGTTTAAAGCCTTCTGGTGCAGGCGGTGCGTCTAACATAGACGGAGGAGTCCAAGGCTTACGCCGTGCCTCTTTCTCTCTGGACGCCTTGTCACGTGATGAGCGATTAATGCCCTCGAAACCTTGTGTTTTAATCTCTTCAGACATCTTTTAATCCCTCACGTACTTAGCGTACTCTTCTAACGGCACTCCCAACTTTTTAGCAATTGCAACTTGGGTCGGGGAGAGTTTGACCCTTTTACTGCCTGTGCGCCCTGATGTTGAGCGGGAAACTCCTGCCACCGTCTGGGCGGGACGGCGTTCGGAACCCGTACTGTTCAACTTATGCGGGAATTCACCTCGCATACGATTGTCCAATTCATTATAGTAGTCATCTGATTGAGGATCAAACCCTTCGTCTTCGACTAGCTTTTTGTGTATACCAAAAGCCGCAAACGTCATGGCTTCGTCTTGACCAAACCACTCGTTTTTCTTGGCCCATTGTTCCGCTTTAGGATCAGGCGCTTGCTGTTGCGGGGCCTGTTGAGCCTGTTGCGGGGTCTGTTGAGCCTGTTGCGCATAATATTGCTCATACTGCTGACGTTGTTGAGCCGCTTGTTGAGCTTGGGTGTATTGATTAGCTTGTATAGAAAGCTCTGTAAGCTTTCGTTGGGCGGCTAAAGTAGCATCTGGATCTCCCAGTTCTACCGCACGCTTATATTCAGCCTCGGCTTGACGGTGCTCGACATTTAAGCGATTCCCATATTCCGTCATATACCCATGGTCAAGACTGTTAACACGAGTACGCAATTGCTCTGTTTCAGTCTGAACTTGTTGCGCATAGCGCAATGCTTCTTCGCGCTGACGTTCAGCTTCTCGCATCTTTTTGGTTAGACGATTGATGCGTTTTTTAACAGAGGCACTATATTCCTCATGTTCAGCATCATCCTCAGATGCGGTTTCCGCAACTTCGACTGCTGGTTCTGGTGCTGGTTCAGGAGCGCTTTCCTCACCTCCTAAATCAATTTCCGTTTCCTGTGCATCGGAAACATCTAACTCATATTGAGCTTCTTCCTTTACCTCATTGTCCATACCTGATCTCCTTAAAGGCTAAGAATGTCTTCTGGATCGTCAATGACACCCAAAACTTCATCATCATTAATGATGCGCACTTCCCCGCCTTCAATACGAAATCTAGACCCCGCATATCGAGCAAAAATAATCCAATCTTTTGGCTTACACCACGGACCTGTAGGGAATTTTTCAGTGTCTTGGTAACAAAGCGGACCTTGTTTAACGACATATCCAACAACTGTTTGGACCTGACCGTCTTCAAGAACTTTGTTAGGGACGATAATGCCGCCATCGGTGGTTTCTTTACCTCGATAGGGCAAAATAAGCATTCGCCAACCAGTAGGGTTAGGCATTCGTTCTAGTAGCGATTTATCCATCGCATCTGGATCTAAAACTTTGGCTTTTGGTTCAGCGTAAAGGTTTTTTACACCTTCTTTCGCGGCGTCTAAGTCAACACTTGACGTTTCAGTCATCGATGTGCTCCTGTTCGTTTAGCAGGCTACTGAGTTCCTGTAAAAAATAGTTGAGGGTTTTTAACATTCCCATCAACTCGCGGTATTGCTCCATGTTAGTGACCCCATCGTGCTCAAGCACTTCTAAGATCATCTCGCGGCGTTCTTTTGCAAGCCGTTGTAAGGATTGCGCCAATTGTAGGCCGTCCAATGCATATCTCCTTTATAACATATGTATGCGTTTTATAGCAGGCGATATGCAATAAGGCAATTAGAAGATGCCTTTGAACCTCTGTTTTTTGATCACAATAGGGCTATAGCCTTTGACCATGCCACCCTTAGCCATGTTTTTTGCGACAGCCATTCCACGCTTCTTTTCGTAGCCTGATAATTTACCATCGTTGTCTAAATCAGCTTTTTCTGGATTAAATTTAGCCATGATTACGCACTCGTAAACCGACCACCACGCAACGCGGCACCCATGCCTCGTTTCTTGCCAGTGGTTACCTTGCCTTCGCCAATGCTTGGCGTCTTTTCATCCTGTACTGTGCAGTAAGGAATCTTGCCCTGACCTTCAATGTCTGCGTCACGGCTTGGCTTTGGCGGCTCTTTCATAGGTCCGCCCATAATTTTTACAGATGGCATAACTAGCCTCCTTGGTTTTGTTGCTTTAACAATTCACGTTCTAACGCGGCCTGTATTCTAGCCTGTGTTTGACGCTCTTGGCTCTGCAAACGTTGCTGGAATTCTTGTTGCTTGTTCTGCATGCGTTGCTGATCCATCGCAAGTTCTTGCTGGTCCATTGCCAACTCTGCTTGCTGACGCTGTGCATCCAACTGCAACTCCTGTTGCTTGAGTTGAACAAGCGGATCGGGTCCTTCCTGACCTTGACCAGAAATCTGTGCAGACAGTTGCTTGAGGTTCTGCATTTCCTGCGCCACGATACGCGCAACCATTGCATCCAACTCAAGCTCAAGCTCTTGGTTAAGCGGCTGACCGCCAGTCTGTTGCATAAGCTGAACCGCCGCCTGTTCCTGCGCCTTGATCTTGACGTGCTCCAAGATGTGCTTTTGCAGGTTGATGGCAACAATCGGATTCTGCGCAACCATTGGCGAGGTACCAAACGTCAAGTGCGTAATGATATGAGCGTCATGATCCTGACCCTCAAACGCCTTCAAGACTGTGTCGCTCAACGCATCAATGTTTTCTTGCGCTGGATCTTTAGGTTCTGGCTCGTCAGAAGACTGAGGCAGTAGGATCTTGTCAATATCACGGACACCCAACGCTTCATACACACGACGATACGCTTCATGCAAGTCGTGCATTTGCGGCGCTTGTTGCGCAATCTGCAACTGAGACTGTGCCAAGGCAATGCGCTGTGCTTGTGAAAAAACATTCGGATTAGATACAGGTACCACATCTACACGGTCATCAAAATCCGACGCCATGATAGAGCGATCACCACCCTCTACAGAGAACGGATACTCCTGCGGCAGATACTCCGACATAACTCGCGAAAGCATCTTGAACTCTTTCTTCATCGCGTAGTGCAGGCGCTTATGCACAGCACTCATGACCCGCGAGCCTTGTTCAAGCATCGCAACCGTTGTGCCTACAGCGGCACCTTGGTTACCGTCACCCACCTTAAGATCCGTAATGGTGGCAAACCGACGGCCTGCGTCCACTACAAAACCAAGAAGGTTAAACAAGGTCTGGTCTGGACCCTTGAATGGCAAAGGCAACAAGCTGTCCCTGATTGCTCCGCCGGGCGCATCTACGTCCCTAAACTCACCGGGCTGTAACGGCTCATCATCGTCCCTAATCCGCATGCCACGGGCCTTGAAGCCCGCAGGTAGGTTAGAAAACGTACCCGCATCGATTAGCTGACGTAGCGCCGCTGTTGCAGTGCGAGACAAACCGCCAATCGTGTGAATCAAACCAAGTCCATAGAACCCAAATCCGGGCAAGAACTTGTAATGAACGAAGTATTGGATCTTTCGCTTTAGCTCATCTTCCTCGTCATAATTACGACGAATGGCTAAAATCTGCCCATTATCTTCGCTTATGGTGACGACATACGGAATCTTGATGCCCGTTGGCTCGCCGTCTTCCCCCATCTCTTCAAAACCGGGCAGATCCAGATCAACATGGCACTCAAGCAACGTGCAGTCATAATCAATCATGTTGGGCTGAACACCCTCAATCTTTTCCATCGCTTGCGCAATGTCTGTCGCCTCTTCGCCTTGCGAAGGCAACACCTGAATATCCCGATAGAAACCCGTTACCTGACGCTTTCTAACGTCGTTTAAAGCCATCTTGACGACCTGTGTGACGTTGGGGCAGGTATCAAGGTCCGTGGCCGTGTAAGGCACTACCAAGTCTTCTGCGGGCACAAACTTGCTTACCGCACGGTCAATCGTCTCGTCAAAGTAAACTTTTTTAAACGTAGAACCCGCCAGCGGCAAATAAAAAAGCATCTGATCAAACTCTGGCGTGTAATCCTCCATCACATTGGTGATGTAGTAGTTCATAAACTCCTTCACACGCTCAGATTGCGCCTGCTTATCACGCGTCAATGCACCCATGACCGCTGTGCGAACAGGGCCACCGGGCGGCAAAAGCTCATTAAACGCTTGCGCTTGAAACTGTGTTGCGGCCTCAGCCAACAAAGGATGGGTCACGCCCGTCGCGCCACGGAAAGGCATCGTGCGATCTTCGTAGGTATAACCCAGTAGTTCTAACCCTTTGGAATAAGAATCCTCCCAATCAGAACGAGATGATCTATTGGATTCGTATTCGCTCAACAATTCGTTAGAAATGGTCGCCAGATCGCTGTCGTCCATTTCTTCAGCCAAGTTTCGGTAAAAATCGTTTTCATCGACCACCATCATTTCAGATGGGTCAAAATCGACAATGACGCCGCCGTCATCTTCCTCCGATATCTCAATGCCCTCTGAAGCATCGGTCATCTTAGGCTCAAACGTACCGGGAGAAGCTATCTCAATATCCAGTTCTAATTCTTCTGGATTTACCTCCGAATTTGCCGTGCTATCCATCAAGGATGATAGCGTGGCCTTATCGTCACCGTTAGCCATAGGTTCTCCAAATTATTTCATGTATGGGATGTAGGATCCTACACCACGCTTTACGTCATCATAACCGCGATACATATCTTTTGCTATGGGACTAAGGCTTTGTACACCGCCGCCTTGAGCTTTTTTTTGCGGTCTAAGTGGGTTTCTAAACTCTTCAACCAAGGGAAAAACCGCTTGTTCTTGTGGCAAACCTCGCATATAGGGCACATTTTGTTTTATAGCGGCGGGAGACATGTTCATCAACCCTTTAGGCAATTGATCTCTAGTCAAACCGTATTCAATAGCAAATTTTTCTGGCGAAAACCCTTGGTAGCTGACTTGAACGTTACTGGCCTCTATTTCTCCGGGAATAGCTCGATATTGTCTCCTAAATTCTCTTTCCGCTTTTTCAAACTCATCTGCTTTTTTTAGCAAAGGTTGAAATTCATCAAGCATTGAAGAATTAGTTAAAAGAAATTTCTCTACACGATCTAGATCTTTGCCTAAAAACAAATTTATGCTTCTAACAGCATCTCGTAATGTAGAGTCGGTTCCTTTAGGAACGTCACCCTCTTTACTGTAAACCTTCCGTAAATCTTCTAAAAACCCCGTAGGGCCTTTAGCGTAATCCAACATGTTGTCGTACAGCTCAACTAATTGAGTAGAAACAAATTGAGGCGACAAAGTTTCTTCGTTGCCAAAAGAAAAAGGTGCAAAGGCGTCTGTTATTTCTTCTTGAGCGGCTTTTGTTCGATCCATCAAATCTATCTTTGCTTGAACAAACTCAGGAGACTTAAACATTTGTCTACTACCGCCACCCAAAAAACCTTCTGTTTCTTGAACAACGTGTTGAATTTCATGCAAAAGCGTGGACGTTAGTTCTTCTTTATTTTCCGCATCACCTAAGCCAATTGTTTTACGTGTAGAACTGTAAAAGCCACTGTCTGGTTCAGGAGACCATTCTACGTTTATGTTTTTAAGATCTGGATATTTTTCAAAAAGTTCAGGGAAATCAACAACTTCTGACAAAAGAAGCTTTTTATCACGCGGCACACTAGCCTCAATCCCCGATTCTCGATAACCCACATCCTTTACTGTTACGGGACTTTTTAAAGATGCATCTTGCGTGTTTATTTCAAATCGAAATTTTTTGTCTAAAGGGTCATAATACCCTTTGTTTTTTTCGCCTTTTTGCGCATTCCATAAATCTTGACCGTCCTCTAACCCCTCGCCACGCAAAGAATCCACACGATCTTTTATAGCTTTAGCGCCTTTTGCACTAATCCCCGCAAAAATAGCTTTAAGCGGCGCGGCCCCCGGTACAATGTCCGTGGCATCCAAACCCGCCATGGCATACTCAAACGCCGACGGGTCTTCTCCGTACGCCTTACGCTCCAAAACTTGAGCAATACCACCACCGGGCAACATAAACTCAGCCGGACTGCCTTCGACACGACGCTCAAGACCGCGAAACATTTCAGCGGCCTTCGCCATTAAAGGTGAATCAGGGGCCTTTATGACCCCATATTCTTCCTCAGGTGTCACTTTTTAGGACCCCTTACTATCGGCATAATCCCCATATCCATTGTTCCGGGAGCCGTGGTCCGTAGGTTCCGCATGAACGCCGCGCTACGACGATCTTGGGCCACGGGCCGTGGGTCTTGAGACACTTCTCCTCCACCTGCAAAATCAAATCGATCCGCTAAGTCCATCAACTCTTGTCGCCGTCGATATTCTCGCGGATCTGGTCTTCGCACCGGTACTTTTCTAGGTGGCGGCTCAGGCATCCGTGGTGGCATCCGTGGTGGCATCCGTGGTGGCATCCGTGGTGGCATCCGTGGTGGCATGGGCGGTGGTTCTACCGGAATAGGCGGTAGTCCGGGGTCCGCAATTATCGGGCCAGAACCTCCCGGTGGCATAGGCGCGGGCACCGGCTCACGGGGCGGAACAAAAATTGGAGGCATCTTTGGCGGAGGCTCCGGTAATTTAATAGGTGGTTCCGGTACCGGCGTAGGTATGCGCGGTGGTGGTGCTGGCACGGGTGGTGCTGGCACGGGCATAGGGGCCGGAACAGGCATCGGTGCTGGCACGGGCTCCGGTGGAATAAAAATAGGCGGCTCCGGTGCTGGTGGCATAGGAGGCGGCATACGTGGAGGCATGGGCTCAGGCATTGGGACCGGACGCGGAGGCTCAGGCATCGGCATGGGCATCGGAGGCTCAGGAACCGGTTGTGGCTCAACAGGTTCAAACACCGGCGGCATGGGCTCCGGCATTGGCATTGGCTGAGGCACGGGTATAGGTGGTGGCTCAGGTGTAGGCGTTGGTAACTCTGCTCTCACAGGTGGCATGGGCACAGGCATAGGTAGCTCTGGCTCAAACACAGGTGGTGGTGGCGGAGGTGGCGGCGGCTCTACCGCAACGGGTGGTGGCGGCGGAGGTGGCGGCGGAGTCACTATTTTTGGTGGCTCCGGCTCCGGCAAAGGCACAGGAATGGGCGGCATACCGGGGTCTGCAATAATCGGTCCTGAATCTCCCGGAGGAAAACGCACAGGCGGTTCTACCGGGGGCTCCACAGGTGGTGGCGGTTCTACCGGCGGTGGTGGCGGCAGATCCACAGGCGGTGGTGGCGGAGGCGGAGGCGGTTCCCTCACTACTATTTCTGGAGGCAATTCCGGGGGCAGAGGCGGTAATTGTATAGGCGCTCGTTTAGGTGGCCCACCTTTTACAGGAGGCGGCATAGGGGCCGGTTCTGGTGCAGGCTCGGGTGGCTGAACAATAGGCTCCGGTTCAGGCTCTGGAACAATAGGCTCCATTTCTGGCGGTTCGGGTAAAGGCTCTACTACCTCGGGCGCAGGCGCTGGCTCAAAGACTAATTCAGGCGTGGGCCGTGAAGGAGGAACATAGCCGTATCGGTTCTGAATCGCGGCGGCAAAGGGATTGGCAACGGGCGTAAAAGCGTACGGATCATACGTGTCGTACATGTTGGGCTGTTCGCTGGCCGTGACCAGAATGTCATCCGTCGTAAACTGACCTGCGGCCCCCGTAGGGCCCTGTCCAAAATAGTTGACAGCCCCTATTGAGGGGATAACGATATCACTACCAAGATTGATATCGCCACCCGTACTGTCGGGATCCCCTTGATCGCCCGTACCGGGCATCGTCGCAGGGCCTACAGGCTGATACGTGCCATAATTAAACTGACCAATACCACCAATACCGGTTAGATTGTTGCCTGTAAAATCTTGAAAATTAAGATTGATGTCGTCTAACGAGCCACCCATGTTGATGAACTCGGCTTCCGTTAGTGGCGGTAGCCCCGCCCTAATTCGAATGTCATTGATTCGATCTAACTGCGGTATGCTTCTGTCTTCGTCCATGCCTGCTACCCGTAATACGCCATCGGCCTAAGTGCCGACGGGTCATCATTCCAATCGTCCGTTGGTAGCTGTACAAAATTGCCCTGCCGATAACGCATCAAAGCCTGTGTCGTACTATCCACCAAGTCATCATGTTCTCCGTTCGGAAACGCCGCACATTCTTCAATCAATTCATGTGCCCATGACTTGTCGGGTGCCCAAATCAATCCCGACTCAAACAGCGGCGAAACACTATGCACACGAGACAGCTTGTCCTTTCCGCGTGAAGGCGTAAAGTTTACCACGGGTATGCCCATATTTCGTAATTCATGAGTCAACGGCGTGCCACTCGCCTTTGCCTCAATAATTACCGTCTCAGGCTCCCAAAAGTGGTACTGATCATACGCAACACCCTTGAGTTCCGGGAAATCCCAACGCCCTTTCTGTGAATCTAACAAAATAAGGTTCGGAGGCCCACCCTCTTCAGGATAAAAAACACCCCACGTCGTTATTGCACTGTAATCCGCACGCTCACTCTTCGAAAACGCCGTATCGTAGCTCTGAATAATGTACTCTAACTGTGGAACCGTCTCTCGCTCCCACACATTCCACCACTCACGCTTCAAAATAGACGTTTCATCGCCCGTCGGGTTCTGCTGGTACTGCGCATTCCACTTCGGCAACGGAATACTCGCCTTAATAGACTCCATATCCTCCGCAGACCAATACTCCGGCCAAACAGGCTTGCCAGAAGGCAACTCCATAGGAAATTCAATAATCTCCCACTGGTCCGCCTTGGGGTCCCTAGCCATCTGACGCACCAATTGACCCGTCAAATCCTTCTCAGACCACCGCGTCATCACCAAAATGACCGCACCACCCGGCTGTAAACGCTGTCGAGGACCACCCGTGTACCATTCCCACGCATCATCAAAGCCATTCGTAGACATCGCCGTCTGCTCCGAATGCGGGTCATCAATAATACATAAGTCCGCACCACGGCCCGCGAGGTTCGACCCCACACCCACAGCGTAGTACATCCCTCCACGGTCCGTGTCCCACCGACCAGACGCCTTCGAGTCCGCCGCAAGCTTGGCATTCGGGAAA